CGCTTTGCGCGGTGTGGTCCACCGAGTTGATGATGTCGGTGAGGGCGTTGAGCTCGGACTTGGCCAGGGCCGTGGACCGCGCAATGGCAGCGGCGGCATGGGCCTGGTCGACCAGGCGGGCCTTGTCTTCGGCCGAGGCGCCCGAGCGATCGATGGCCGCGAGCTGCTTGGCGAGCTCGAGCTCGACCTTGCGCACCGCGACGATCTTTTCTCGCTCACGGGTGGTCTGGCCCAAGAGACCCACCTCGTCGGTGTACAGCAGGGCCTCTTCTTCGACCTTGCGGGTGTATTCCTCCTGGGCCTGGGCCAGGGTCTTGTAGTCCTTCACGCGGCTGGCGGTCAGCAGGCGTTCTTGCTCGGCCACCTGGGCCCGGAGTTCGGCCACGTAGTCGGGCCTGAAGGAATCGCTGCTGTCGGCCTCCTGGAGCTTGAGCTTCATCTGCTCGAGGCGGAATTCCTCGATCGCGGTCTTGCCCTTGCCCCAGACCGCATTGGCGGCTTCCAGCTCGCTGGCTTGCTGGCCGATCGAGGCGGTGGCTTTTTTGGCGTCGGCCACCAGGGCGTCATAGGCCTTTTGCGAGTCGGCCACGGCCTGGGCCTGTTTTTCTTGTTCGGTGCGGCTGGCCTGCACTTGCACATACCGCTGGGCCTCGACCAGGGCCGCTTCCTTGTTGGCCCGGGCCACGCCCGAGATGCTGGTTTTGAGATCCTCCTGGATGCGGGCGACGAGCTTCTCGCTGTCGGAGAGCTTGGCGCCTTCAATGCCGCGTTCCTTGATGCGGGCAGTGAGGGTTTCTTCTTCCTTGATCAGGGCCCGGATGCGGGCGACTTCGTTTTCTCCGGCGCCGGCGGCCGTGCTGGGCGTTTTTTCTTTGTACTTGTCGCGGATGTTCTGGATCAGGGCGTCGCGCTCTTTGGCGCTGATCTCGCCGTCCGCCGCCTGGTACTGGGCCTGCACCTTGGCGATTTCTTGGCGCATCTTGAGCTCGTTGCTCAAGAACTTGGCTTGCTCGGTGTCGAAGGCCGCCCGGGCCTTGAGGCGTTCATTGCCTTCTGCCAGGGCCTTGCTGTTTTGCTGCTGGGCATAGGTGGTGGCCGCGATGGCCGCTGCCTGGGCCTGCAGCGCCGGGAGGATCTCTTTGGAGACCACCGTGTCATCGAACATGCCCCGGATGGCCTGGGACAGGCTGGCGTTCTTCAGGCCATTGCCCCGCATGGTCTCGTTGATCCGGGCGTTGATGGCCGCGAGCTGGTCCGTGGGCGTGGCGCTGCGCCCCAGGTCCATGATCACATCGCCGGCCATCTTGGCGGCATCCTTGATGCCCAGCCAGGCCCGCTCGACATACCCGAGGTTCTGCAGAATGGACTGCGCCCGCTGCTCGGTCATCGAGGCGTAGGCGTCCTGCGCGACCTTGGCCGCCTCTGTCGCCCTGCCCTGGTCTTCCAAGGCCTTGATCTGCTTGTACAGGGCGACGGTCAGGTAATTGGTCGACTCATTCAGTTTGAGCGAGGCCTGCAGCGGGGCTTCGCCGAGCTGCCCGAAGGCCTTGGCGGTCTCGGCCACCGAGGTGCCCACGGCCCGCTCCATGTCCAGAGCGGACCGGGTGTAGGTTTGCAGGCTTTCGCCCGCCACCCTGCCCGTGCTGGCCATTTCGATGAGGGCAGCGGAGGCGGCCGACTGGGTACCTTGCATAACCGCCAAACCCCGGGCCATGTCTTGCATCTGGCCGGCGGTGACGCCTGCGGCGTTGCCCGACAGGGTGATGGCCTTTTGAAAGGCGGAGGCCTCTTGGCTGCCCTGGTAGTAAGCCAGGCCCAAACCCGCCACCGCCGCAACGGCCAGGTTAGTGGGCGTGATGAGGCCGCCGATGTAGGTGCCCAAGGCCTTGGTGGCGTTGCCCACGCCACCGAACATGTCCTTGAGCTGGCCGCCCTGCTGCATGAGCACCGTGAGCGGCTTCTGCCCGGCCTGCAGGCTGACCACGATGTCGGTGACCTGGGCCGGCACCATGCGCATGGCGGCGGCGGTTTGCGCGGCCGAGGCGCCAAGCTGCTGCATGGGGGCGGTGGCCTGGCCCAGGCCTTGGCCCAGGCTGTTTGCCTGGGACTGTGCAGCCCGCATGTTGGCCGTGAAGGCCTGCAGGGCGCCTGCGGTCTGGTCGTCCGCTGTCAGGACAATGGTGGTGTTGGGGTTGGTCATGCACCCGCCCCGCTCTCACGAGCCGCGAGCTTTGCGATGCTCGGCCTGGTAGGCGTGCATTTCTTGCAGCCAGGCCGCTTCGAGCATTTCCAGGCACTGGAAGAGGTCGATGCACTGGGCATCGTCGAGGCCATAGGCCAGCTCGTAGCGGTGCAGCGTGGACCAGTCCATGCCCAGGAAGTGCAGCGCCCCGTCCGGGCCCATGAGAGCCCGCCACGCAAACTGCATGCGCCGGAAGATGGCCAGAGGGATCTGGTTGTCAGGGAAGACATTCAGGGACGGGGGCTCGGTGAGTTGCTGGAGAAGGGCGAGGTGCTTGCCAAAGCCCAGGCGGCTGGCAGCGGCTTCATCGGGGGGCTGCGCTCCGCGCACCAGGACGCGGGCGCAGTCCTTCAGTTTTTTGCGCGGGCCTTGCTGTTCCAGTGGGCGTCGCGGTAAGCGTCGAAGATCTCGCGTGGGGCGCGGTGAAAGCGGCTGATCAGGAGCTGCACGTTCTCGGGCGTGAAGGGCCGGCCCGGGGCCTTCCAGTCGTTGATCAAGAGGCCCAGGATCTCGGCATCGGACTTGCCCTCGATGTCGGTGGGCAGGGCCTCCATCTCTTCGCGGGTGCGGTACTTGAACTCGATCGGCAGCACCTGGTCAGGCTGGGCGCCCGGGGTGGTCAGGGTGACGTCGATCCAGAAGGTGGCGGGCAGGTCGAAGGTGAAGGGGATGGCGGCGGCAACAGTGGCAGCAGCGGAGGCAATGGCAGTCGGGTTCATGGTGCGGAGTTAGGAACAGTTGGGGGAGGAGGAATGCACGGGGATGACACCCCCGTGCGAGGTGCGTGCAGATCAGTTCGGGTACACCGTGGGCATGTTCTGAGCCTCGATCGAGACCTTGGTCTGCACCACGCCCTGAGCCTGGCCCGTGGGCACGCCGGCCGCGGCCACATAGCCCAGCAAGAGCATCTTGGCGCCCGTGCCAAAGCGCAGGCGCACGGCCCGCATGCTCTTGGCCTTGTAGGCCTTGTTGCACTCCACAAAGCCGGGGTCGGCCAGATCGAAGATGTTGTCCATGCCGAACGACAGCGGGCTCACGATGGTGGGCACGCGCTTGCGCACGTTGTCGTGGATGGTGGTGACGTCCGCAAACTCCGGGTCACCACCCGAGACGTTCACGCTTTGCACAGTGGCAAAGCTCGCGCCGAAGGTGACGACCTGGAAGCTGCCTGCCACCAGGCTGTCGTAGGTGCTGGTGTCTTCGTTTTCCAGCTCGAAGGTCTTGGCCGCGGGGTTCACGTTGGCGATGCGGAACAGGCGTTTGTCGACCTGGTACATGCCCTGAGCGGCCATCAAGATGATGTCCCCCACATTGGGGTCGACAGCGCCCGAGTACTTGGCCACGCCTGTTGCGGCCTTGCTGATACTGACCAGGGTGATGGCGGCGCCCAGGCCGGTTTGCACGTCGATGCCGACGTTGCTCCAGAAGATGGCTTGTCCCATGTTGGGGCTCCTTTGAAGGTAAGAGGTAAGGGTTAGAAGGGCTGGACCGAGGCGGGGGCGCTGGCATGGCGCACCAAGAGGGTCACCGTGGCGCAGGCGGTCTGATCACCGTCCACGTCGTAGTCCACGCTCAGGCTGTGGGGAGTGACGCCACCGGCCACACCGCCCAGGCTCGGGTCCTGCTGCAGTCGGGTGTAGACCCGGGCCAGCAGGTCGTCCACGGCCTCGTCGGCCGGGGCCAGGGTGTTGCCCCGGGCGTAGCACTCGACCGTGATGGCTGTGCCCCAGACCATGACCGCGCCCTGCCCCACCGAGGTGTCGGGGTCTGAGCCCGCCAGGCGCACCACCACAGCGGCGCTGTCTTGCTGGCTCAAGGGACGCAGCCGGGTGCGGTACACCTTGGGCGCCACCGCGGGGGCGGACTGCAGGGTGGCGACCATGGCTTGCACGGCCTGAAGAAAGATGGTGGCGGGGGTGGGGTTCTGGTTCATGCCAGCTCCAGCAGCAGGTGGGTTTCTCCGGTGCCGTCGTTGCGGGCATCGGCAATGAGGTAGGCCTGGCCGTCGACCGTCACGCACAGGCCCACCGGGTTGGCCGGGACCTGGACCGTGGGCAACGCGAGTGCCGGTTGTGACGAGGCCATGCCCAGGGCGCCAACCTGGCCCGCGGCGTAGCCGTTGGCAAAGATGGCGTCCACCGCAACGTTCTCTATGGAGGCGGCACAGTTCGACAGCCGGCGGAAAGCAGCGGCTGCAGTGCGGGCCTCCAGGAGGGCGAAGGGCTTGGGCATGGCGCAGGTCACCTGGTCAGATCTGGTGGGGTTCCGCGGGTGCTCAGACGGCGACGCCGGAGAGGCGCACGCGGGCCGTGGTCTCGTTGGCCGCCTTGGGCGCGAGCAGCGCACCGATCAGGGCGTTGCCTGCAGCGGTCACGGTCACGCGGCGGTTGGCGTTGTCCCAGTACGCCTTGGTGCCGGCGGCGCCCACATCGGCGCTCAGGGCGTTGAGGTCGTAGACCCCCACGAGGTTGGTCTCGACCGAGGCGCCGGCCGCTGCTGCGCTGGTGGCCACGCCAAACAGTGCGCCGACCTGCAGGCCGTCGCCGCCGTTGACGGCATAGGGGGCCGGCAGGGGCACGGTGTCGCCGGACTGGATGAAGTTTTTCATTGGGGTTCTCCTGTTGGACTGAGATGGAGGGGAGATAGCGAGGCGGCTTAACCGCCGGCCGCCTTGTAGAGGCCGCGGTGCTCGATGGCCTTGGCTGCGAAGTCTTCGCGGCACTTGTAGGAAACGCCGTCGCTCTCAAATCCCACCTCGGTCTCGATCACCGGGCCTTCGGCACCGTCCAGGTAGCAGTACTCCACCGTGTCGACCTGGGCATTGCTGGCCGCCAAGTACCAGGCGGTGGTGCTGTTGCCGTCCAGCAGGGGCTCGACGATGGGCTCCAGCGAGGTGCGGCCGCCGCTGCGGAACTCGTTCACATCGGCCTGGCGGGCCGGCACGTAGTTGCTGCTGGTGAGCTGGTAAGCGGTCTGCTCCAGGCTGGCGGGCACGATGAGGTAAGACGGCGCAATGCCCAGCTCTTCACCGGCCAGGCCCTTTTGCAGGCGCATGGCGGTGCGGCCGGCGGACAGGGCAGCGAACTGCAGGGCTGAACCTG